ATAATTCTTAGCCTTTAACGCTCTAATACCCATATTTTGAGCAAAGTTACTAATCATTCCATCAGTCTTTGCTAAAGCTCCTAGTACTAAAGATGCCCTAAGTTGACCGTCTGCTGAGTTACGAATAGGATAACCCATACGAGTAAGAACAGAAACTTTAAACCAAGAGTTTGCTAAGTCAAACCATTCTTCTACTTCAAAAACTGCTTGACGAGATTTTGCAGCAGCATCTGGTTTTCCAAAAAATTCACCAAATTTATATGTTTTAAGAAACTTATCAAATGATTTAAAATCCATCATTGGAATTACGTTAGGCATTTCTGATTTCCAAAATGGGGAAGTAATTAAATCCCCAGTTGCATCATCAACCCAAAAACCATTTTGTTGAAAACTATTCATTAAACCTCTGCGAACATTACTAAATGCTTTATAAAGTTCTTTAGCAGAGTCTAGATCGTATCCGTTTTCTAATGCAATTATATCTGCAATTTCAGATTCAACTTTAGTAACAGCTTCAAAACGTTCAGTAGCATTGCGGGCATTTAAATAAGTTCTTGCAAGATTATTTTTTACTTCTATATACTCAGGTCCGCGTAACTCTTTTGTAGAGTTTAAAGCAGCTTTAATTTCATCAAATGAATCTGCTACTGGCCCACCATCTACTCTTACTATACCTCTTGGTAGTTTTGTAAAAGGTAAAGATATAACGTGAACAGCACGAGTAAAAGGAGTCTTTTGGAATGTCTCACTATAGAATGAAGTAGAGTTGCGAAGTTCGCTTGCGCGACCTCTTGCCTTCTCAATTCCTACACCAATATTTTTATTAAATAGGGTAACATCAGCAGCAGATGTAAACTGATCTACTAAGCGATAGTCACCAATTTGCTCTGATATTGCTCTTGATAAATTTTGGTCTCTTGAAACTAGATCATCAAGAACTTTAGATAATTTTCCATACTCTTCTCTAGTTGGAAGTTGTTTGATTATATCGTCTGCAGTACCAATTTCCATAGTAGCAATACGGGCTTGATAATCATCAAATATTTTTTGAGTACGTTCAATATCATCAGCTATAGATGCTCTGGCTTGACGTAACTTATTCATAGATGTTGCATCACCAGATGCTGCAGCAATAATATCTGCTACATCATCATATGTTTTTGCTTCACCTAAAAGGTTTGCCATTAGAGTTCTATTATTAGACCTACGAACAAAAACGTCATCATATGCTTGTTCTGGTGTTTTATTAACCAAGCGATCAGCAATTACACCCATAGGTGTTTGCTTGCCAATTTGACCTTGAGTTTTTTGCCATAGACCGTAAGAATCTAATTCGGATCGTAAGCGAACTACATCTTCGGCTGATTGAATTGGGCGATCTAAACCTAGTATCTTTCCAACTTTAAGAGCTTTACCACCTATTACTAGTGGATCTCCATACCAATTAAAAAATCCATCAGCAGTTCCGCTAAATGCTTTTCCAAAAATTTCTTCGCTAAAGGCTTTCTTGCGAGCCTCTGGATCTGCAATATTAAAGTTAGGATCTAAAAATGTTGGAAGAGGTACGTTTAATGATTTAGCAATATCTGTTAGACCCATACGGTCCAAGGTTTCACTAAATAAAGCAGCGTTAGCTTGTCCAGGACTTACACTTTTTGCTGTATTCCAAGCACTTTGGATATCAGGAATTTCTCCAGATAATACATCAACACCTGCTAGTTGAGCAGCACTAGCTACTCTTGCAACTTTAGGATAAGTTGCTTTATAAAACTTGTCCATTTGTTCTACACCAGCATCAAATGCTACATCTAACCTAAGAGTCTCAGCAGGTTTAGCACCTATATTAACAACATCGGTTGCTACTTTAGTAGCAATATCCCTTACCTGTTGTTGATTAGTTGCAGTTTGTTGAGTAAAACTTTTTGCTACAGATGGACTCATAGTGGCAATTTGGCCTTGTATAACTCCACCACCAAGACCAAGAATGGACTCAACAGGAGCAGAGATTGCTTTACCAATAGACTCTGAAACTACGGATTTAAATCTATCCCAATAGCTAGCCATTATTGACCCTCGTTACGAAGCATCGCTTTAATAAACTCTTGGCGATCATTGTCGGATTCCCAAGGTACTTGAGCTAAAGTTAAAACTATTCCTGGTTCGTCATACCCTAAAGCATCAACGAAATCAGAAACACTTTTGACAAAATCATTCACTTGTTCCCCTGTAGGTATCTAGTAAAAATACGGAAAGATTGAGGCGTATCTGGTAGAGCAGCATACTGTTCTAATACTGGAATATACTTCGCTACCATATCCATTTCTTGTTGACGGAATTTATTTAAAATTGATTCAGGTCCTGGTGTTTCGTTATCAAATGGCATACCAGTACTAATACGCTCTTCTGGTCTATCTGTTGGCGCGGTTAATTCAGTAACTTTTGCTGGTATAAAATCTTGACCTACAGTAGTGCTGGCTCCAGCTATATCTTCTTTCATTTGTTTTCTATCACCATAATTTTCTGATGGTGGTAGATCTTCTCTTACTGAGAACTTACCTGGTCCTGATACCCCGTTAATTGGGAATGTCATTGACATTTTTGTTCTCCTTAATAGTTTCTAAATCTTGTGCGAACTGTTGCCAGACTTTTGCTTCTTGGCTTTTTTGTTGCGAATTATAAATGCTCATATTATGCAGATCTTCTGCCAGCGCTTCAAATGCGCTAATTAAATTTAATGCGAATCCTGTTACTACTACTAAAAAATCAGATGAACGAACTGGGCGCTGTAGATCATCATCCATAACGCCCAGCTCCTTTCTAAAATATTTACTTCTTTGCTGCTTTACCTTTACGGCCTGGTGCTGCATATCCGAAGAACACTTTTCCGCCTTCTTTTCCTGCTGGCTTATTCTTGCCCTCAGTTGGCTTTGCGGTTGGTGCTGCTGCTCTTGATCCCTTATTCATTTTCCACCTCCTTACGCTCCGCCAATGGCGGCGAGTAGTTGCTCTATACCTGGTTGAGATTGTCCAGTAGCAGGGGCCGCACCGACTTGTTGTTCTTGAGTTGGCTGCGAGGCAGGGGCGGGGGCCGCACCTGCTACTGGAAGTTGTGCTGCACCACCCATTGCTTGCTCCATTGGAGCAACTGGTTCTGGTGCAAATGCTTTACCAATTACCGATTCTAAGGATTGTCCTTTTTGTCGGCCCTGGATTACTTCTGCGATTCTAGAAATGATTTGAGTTGGGTCTTGACCTTGGGAAGCAAGTGCGGGTATAGCTTGTGCATACTGAGCAACAGCAACCCTAAGAGAATCGCGCATCTCTTCAATGTCAACCCTTTGTTCTTCTTGTGTAACATTTAGGTCTAATGGTATCTCTCTGCGAACATAGTCGCGGCTGACGAGTTTGTCTGAACGCATTTGTAGTAATGCGATAATGGCTCGGTTAGGATCCATTCCAGACATAATTCCGTAACGAACATCTACACCATACTCGCCTTTAATATCACGAGATGGAGTGTACTTCATTGTATAAGGTGTACCGTCATCGGTTCCCTTAATAGACTTAGTCATAGATCCAAAGATCTTCTCATCTACTTCAAAGCATAGACCGATAACATCTTGGAATAACTTAGCGAACTGTGCTTGTGCTGCTTTGATCTGTGTATCAAAGCCTGCTTGTAATGCTTGAACTCCACGACCAGTAATGATAGAAGCATCAACATTACCTGAACGAGATTCAGGATAACGAGCACCTAGACGAAGTTCTCTTTCTAATACGCCAGACTCTGTAAATACTCCCGGTGGTAGTTCTAGTGGAACTCTACGAATACCTTGTGGGTTAGCAGATCTCATAATTGAATCTGGACCAAGTGCTAACTCCTGCACATCCTGTGGGATAGCAATAGGTGCTTGGATAGATTTCTCTGCTGCTTGGATTTGTAGAATAGCAAATCTTGCACGAGCAAGTTGTACTGATAGTACATCATCAAACTGACCGCGAGCTTCGCCGTCAAGAGAAGAACGGACTGCGACTCTAGCAAGGCACTTACCAATTGGGTTTGGTGTGTTTGATAAAATTAAATTGTTACGCTCTGGGATAAATAGTAAGTCTTGATCTTTATCGTGGTAACGCATTACCGATAGGTAAGGTGATGCTGATTGATAAACGCTACGAACATTTAGAATCTGACTTGCAAACTCTGGGAACTGTGCTGCTAATGATTCAGCATCAGAAACTACAACCTGTGTTAATGAAGTAGTACGACCAAAACGATCAATCTCTGGATAGACACCAAATGGATTAAGTAAACGAATACGAGGATTATTACCTTCGTAGTCCATCTCTACTAGAGCAGGTAACATACCGTAGGTATTAAACCAGTCAGCTCCTGAGTACATCTGTAGTGGTAGATCTGAAGAGGCTACATAGTAGTTAGCAATACGAGTTCTGATATCAGCAGATTTACGCTGAGCATCTGAAACCATATTAGTAGCTGAGCAGTTAAATGATGGCATAGGTGCCATTGCTTCTGCTAAGTCTCTTGCTGCTACATCAATAAAGTTTGCAACTAGTGGCTTTGGATAATCCTCTGAGAACATAGAAGGATATACCTTAGAGATATCACCTTGACGAACTGAGAGTACATCTCGCATACGTTGATCGCGGGCAGCGTACTTAGTCTGCAGCCTCTGCGCTTTTGCGTAGACCTCTTTAACTGTTAACAATTGTTCTCCTTAAATAAAGGTACGTTGTTTTTCATTAAGCATCTCATCTATGTTAATAACCATTCTCTTGCGTTTTTCAGAACTTGATAGGAATGGGTTTGTCATATGATGCTTAGCGTGTATACCTTGGTTGAGCATCTCTCTTGCTCGTATCTCACAGAACCATAAGGCCATAACCATATCGGTCTTGCCTTTAGTAGTAGGTGACCAAGTAATTAACTGTTCTATTAATGATTTAACATTCTCAGTTTGATCACTTGGAAGGTGCATTAGATTATCTCTATGGTGTTTACCATCGTGCTGTTTAGTTCCAAATAAGGTAGACATAGAAGCTACACCAAAGCCTGCATCCCATTTATTGTTACCAGTGTGATGCTCTCGTAATATAACACCACGAGTTGCTAGGTGTGATCTAATACCCTCATCTTGGGTTAAGAAAGACTGGAAAGCATTTCGCTCTACAATCCATTCACTAGGACCGTAGATAGAGGTCCAGTTAAATATTAAATCTCTTATTTGTGCTGGGGTAGGTCTAGTAATCTTTATAGCATCTACTATATAACGCTTATGGTTAATGCGATCTATCGCATAGCAGATAGCTGCAGTATCCCCAATCATTGCTGGGTCTAGACCACAGATTATAGAAAAGCCGTTTAAATCTTTTGGGTGACCAGGATGACCTGGGGTAAGGC